AATCGCAGACCCGTGTAGCCGATGGCCCCCAGGAGTACCTACTGGCACCGGGGGCTACTTGATTGGTTTTGAGTGATCGGCCTTATACTTGCCGCCACGCTTTGAGCACCTTGCCTTATATGACATTCGCATGAGATTGGCAGCCTTCTGCCTGTCACAGCAAGTGTCACATCGCTTGTGCTGAATGTATACGCTCTCGCTCTTGCAAAGCCCGCTGTCGTGATAGATGCAGGCTTGATTGCTGCAATGTACTACCATGCCATCACCTGCAGCTCTACTTTGCCAAAAAGAAAAGGCGCAGATTTCAAGGTCTGCGCCTTTTCCCTGTCATCCAAGGGGTGGAAGAGTGCTTTCAAATGGCCACACTTTTTCCAGCCCCTAGTATATCATGTTATTTTGCACCGATAAATTGCATCTTTTTTCACGGTTAAATAGCATCCGCACCATAAAGCACAAGGCTCATCTGCCGAATTAGCCTTTTGCGGTTTCTCCAGACGGTGCTTTTGTCGCAGTGAACAGCATCTGCTACAATTTCCTGCGACTTGCACTCGAAGTATGTCATGGGTATCACTCGGAAGTACGGGTCATCCTTGATGTAATCCAGGGCTATATCCACTTCTTTGACATCGGCCGCATCCCGGTGGAGTTTTTCTGTTAGGGCAAATATCTTTTCCCGCCGCAGTTCCTCCAAATCGCGCTCCGGCGTCATCCCGCTATTGGTCTGGTACATGATGATGTCAGCGCTCTTTCCCATATCCTCATGGCGAATATCCTCTATGTCCTTCTGATAGCGCTCTATGTTTCCCTTGAGGATGGTATAGGCCCTCAATCTTCGTTCAGTCTCCTGGTAGGGCTTTCTGTTTACCTTGCACCCGGCAGACATTACTCTTTTGCCCACCTGTTCGATTGTCTTGATAATCTGCTGTAAGTCCTTTTCCGATAATGCCATTTCAATTTTCCTCCGATACACTCCCTAGATGGCAGGCTATTCCTCCAGTAGTGCCGTCGGTCAAATCCGCACCCGGTTGCGGTTTCTGTATTCTGCTGCGCGTTTGCGCCGCCCCCTGGCCAGAATGTGCCGCAAGGGCTGGATCCGCATTGAAAGTCTCTTTGGTAATAATTCTACTATTATATGTATCATTTGTCGAACTGTCTGCCTCGCTTTCTGCTTATTTATTCATCGGGATAGGTGACGGTGGTATTGGATTCATGGCAATATTTGCACCTCACGAATGTCCACCGCTCATGGATATCGGCTTCATAATCTGCCCCGCAATTGTGGCAGGTTACTTCGCCCCGCTTCCAGCCGTCTGAGCGCTCCCTTCTTTTATATGGAGGAATTGGCCGCCCGTTTTCTTCGTTCTCTTCCTCCTCCGGGGCCTCAAGATCATCACTGGAAATAGCCGCCACTTTCTGCAAATCTACTTCCCACAGCCCGCCCCCTGGCAGGTTGCAAGCAAAGACAGGCGGGTTACTGCGCCGGAACTTTGCCGCCAGCTGTTCAGCCACATATTTATCGAGCCTTATGGTCTGCATCGGCAGCCCCGGTATGGAGATATTCACCGTGATGGTGTCTGCGTCTGTCTCCTGGGCCTCCGGCGTGGCGGTTTCCTCTGTCATGGGCCGCAGGAGTGAGATCGCCTTGATGCAGGATTCTTTATGCTGTTTATTGAGGTTATTCCTCTCAGACAATGCCCGCAGGTCATGTATTATCGCATTGATTTCTTCAATCGTCATTCTGCATGCTCCTTATAAACTTCTTTATCCCCGCAGCCTCAGTCTTTCCTACTGGGGTTGAGATTCCATCTTTATGGACAAAGATTTTATAGCCCTTTTCTATGACTTTAGGGCTGATGAATTGCGTCTGATTGGTTATGATGTAGGCCTTGCACATATTGATGGCCTCGTTGACTTCCCAAAATCTCACAAGGCCACCTAAGGGCATGCCATTTACATAAATGTGAATTTCTCCCTTCATGCTCCTACCTCCATACTGCTATTCTCCGCTTTCATCTTTGCTGGTAGCGTAAGCCATCATCAGCCGCATGCTGGCATTTATCAAATGGGATTCGCTTCTGTCTCCCATCCGATAGAGATTGATGTGCCGCATGGCGCGGGCCAGATGTTCATCCGCAGGGATAGTCTTCCATGTCTCCCCCGGATGCTTCACCGCCCCCGCCGTCAAGCCTATGGCAATTTCATCTAGCCATTCGGGTTCAATGAAGCGATATTCATTTTCCTCAGCATCCTGGGGAAAGAGTTTGTCGAAATTCTTCTCTAAAACCATAAGCACTCTCCTGTTCGCACGATTTCTGCTGTTTTCGCACGATTTTCCCGCATGAACACTAGGCCCACGCGGGTTTTCGTACGATTTTCGAAGGATTTAGAGCCAGCCATTCTGCCTGCCGATGAGTGTCAGCAGCTCTATAATATCTTCTCCCAGGGTATCATCTACCATGAGCATTTCCCATTCGTCTTTGGTTATTCGCTGGATGCAGTCCAGCAGTTCTTCTTTTGCCGTCATCTTCAGCCCTCCTGTTCCATACCTTTGTCGCTTCCTCTGGCTTGGAGTACTCACCTGTTCTTACTCCACAATTTAGACAGACCACCCAATAAAAAGTTACACCTTTTATTAACTTCACCGCACCTTTTGAGTTCGGGTCATTACTGTATTCTGCCCCGCAGAACGGACACCTTAACAGTTTGCCCTCAGTCATCTTCAGCCCTCCTGTTCCATGCGTCTATTGCCGCTATACATTTGCCATTCTGGTGTATTGCATGGATTTCAGCCCCACAGTTTTGACATTCAACATAATCGAATTCTTTAAGAGTTCCATAATTTATGCCAAAGTCTATATCATCGCTACCGCAAAAAGGACACGGTTTCAACTCAACCTGTTCTTCTTTCAACCAATCGAGTATTTCCTTCATAGTTACAGCCTTGTCGTTACGAGCACTTGATGTTCTCACGAATATTTCACCCGCCATGATAAATACAGCCATTGCATCATCATCCTGCGCTCTGAGCCAGTCCCCGTTAGTCATGCTTCCCGCCCCCTGGCCGTCACTTTTATGTCGTTGATGATTTCTGTGGTGTGGTCTGCATACCAGATTTTTATGATGGATCCCTTGCTGTTCATCCAGCCCATGAGACGGACGATTTTTTTATTTTTGTAGGTCATGGCTATTCTCCTTTTGCTCAATATTCCCGCTTCGTCATTGCCAACCGCTCCGGCGTGGCCTTCCAGTTTTCCACTTTCATGCTGTTTTCCCGCTTTTCTTCCAGGCGAGACCACCAGCTGGAAACCGCGCAGGCCCCCAACAGCATGCAAGCCACAATCGCCGCTCCGGCAGCAGTCACGCCAAGGAAAAACCACTGTATTGCGCCCAATTCAAACACCTTCTTCACGCTCCTTTACCTCAAAAGTTTCATAAAACTGCCTTACTGTCATTGACATGGAAATGTCCTGTCCCTTGTCCACCAGCAAACGGTCTGGGTGCCGCCTATCCTGATGAAAACTCCATTCCTCCCCTGGGTTGAGGTGGATGGCAATACCTCCATTGTCTCCCATGATTGATACGCCGTCACATATTGGTTCACAAGTCCCTCTCATGCTTTATCTCCTTCTGCATCTGAGCTTAGAATGGTATTTCTTCGTCTGAGATATCCCCACCAAAGCCACCGGCTTCCGCTGGATGCGGGGCACCGTGGCCCTGGGACTTGCTGCCACAGAATTCCATTTGCTCCACTATGACTTCCGTCTTGTAGCGCTTCACGCCGTCCTGGCCTTCATAGCTCCGGGTCTGCAGGCGGCCTCTTACAAGGATTTCCCGGCCTTTGACCAAATTATTGCCGATTACTTCTGCCAGTTTCTCCCACGCCACACAATCATGGAAGTCTGCCGTGGGGCCTTGTGAATCTTCTCTGCTCCTCCGGCGGTCTGTGGCCAAAGAGAATGCTGCCACGGCTTTGCCGCTCTGGGTGTATCTAACATCCGGGTCTTTTGTGAGCCTGCCCTTGAGTATTACCAGATTCATTTCTTTTTATTGCCTCCCCTGAGAATTTTTCCAATCAACATTACAATA